GTTTTTTCCTTGGCGACAGAGACAGTTTTCGTATACACAGTTTGGACGCATTTTTGAATGTGTAATAATATATCCGTTTAAACTTAGGTTCTTATTTCACCTTCTTCAAGTTCAGATTCAGATTCCGAATTGTATTCACTCTCATTATCCAAATCGTCAATATTTTCTGGTAAATGATCGTATAATCGATCGTGGTCAATTTGATATGTAATTTCATAATCGTCAAGGAAATCACGTAAGGAAATCCTATCGTTAACACCGTATTGTTCGTCTAAATACGATTTCCAAAACAAAAGATTCTTTTTCGTGATTTTACTCGGGAAAAGTTCGACGGTAAATTCTTCGTCACCTTTACACCCACACTGTTTAAGAATCTCTTTTTCACTTTCGAGGTACATATCAAAAAAGTGTTCTAAAACACCAATATCCTTAGGTTCGTAATAAAATTCAATAAATTGGGCTTGACCGTACGATGTTTCCAATTTTCTATTAGAAATACCAATATAGGCAATATACTTATACGTACTTTTAGGAATAAGGTGTGCGGGGTACCCAAAATCGGCGCGTAAACCGTATACTTTACATTTTTCACCGGCTAATTCAGAGAAGAGTTCGTTAACGTCGAAAAGTTCGACAATCGTGGTACAGTTTTTAAGGAGTTCGTAAGTAAGGCTCATCGTATTATATTACACATTAGTTGTTAAGTTTTAAGTCCATATTTTCAGGGAACGAGTTATAAAGTTCCGTCCAGTCGATGCTTCCGTGAAGGTTATTTTTTTCAACAAACTGTAGAAGGGTTTTTTGACAATTAAACTCATTTTTAAAGTAATTCATCCAAAACTCAACCCATTCTTCTGGGACGTGTCTCGGAACAACCATGGTATCCAATTCATCCCTTGCCAAAATTTCAATCACTGGTTCAATGATACCCATTCGAGTACCATCTTCATATTTCTCTTCATACATAAAGTCTACTAAATGAAGTTTGTCGTTAAATGCAGATACACCGACATACACGACATGATCAAGTTCTTTTTTGAACTTTATTAAATCGTGTGGAAAATTTGATTTCAATCTCACTCCATACACTTGAGAAGGTGTACCAGTTGAAAATTGATCGGTTCTAAAACTCGAAAGAACACCGTCAAGTTTGTAAAGTCTTTCAAGACTAACCGTTTGTTTTGTAAGTTGGCAAATGAGAGACATTTTTTTATTATACTTATTATAGCTGGTCTATATCACTTAGGTCTTCACTGTACATCAATATTTCTTCGGCCACGATTTGATAAAATGCCATTTTATACGCTAAAAACCCAAATAAAGTTGCCCCCATATTAAAATCAAATGGTAAATCATTAGAATTCCATACAGATTCGGCTAATGCGAGACACGTCGGTAAGAGTAATCGTTTATTCAAACCAGGTATTTTTTCTATATTATCGACATACGAGGAGAGTGAATCGACATACATATAAGACGCGATTGTTCCCAAACTTGCAGAAATACCGTCAACGGGTGTATGAAAAATAAAATGATATGTCGAAACAGCAACACCGTATTGTAAAGTTGACTTTTTAATTTTGTCTTTTATTTTTTCATATTCCGCTATACCTTCTTTACGTTTAGTGGGGCACGATATTCTAATGGTTTTAGTGTAGGGATTTATTATACTCAACATTACAATTTATTTATTTATTATATATCTATACCTTTAATAATATAGTTTTCATCTTGAAAATACTTTTTCTTAAAATGACGTTCTTTTATTTTAAAATTATTACACCTTTGTTCAACTTCGTGTATATTAATTTGAATAGTGGTTAAATCTATTTTATTTGTAGATGATTTTCTCCATTTATCACCGAAGATTGTAGAATATTGTAGTTCACGTCTTTGGTACTTAAGATCCTCAAGTAGAAGTTTATAAAGTATGAGTGAATATGAATCGTATTCACTACGTTCATAATCATCAAAATAAAGCTGTTCACGTGCCATCGTATTCATACGTTCACGGAGTAGGTTCTCCCCACTTTTCTCTCCATCGGTTAACCAAAGTTTCGAGTCTCTCCTTTGAGAATCGTGAATTTCTGGAGGTTCGTCGAGGGGCTCCCGGGCACACGAGATCACGTGATTCGTACGCATTAAGTTTTTCCCATATGAGTCTTTGCATGTCACCCGGGAGTTCGTTTGTCGCTTGACAAAACGAGAGTTTATAGTCGTACGTGTGTAAGGCAATGTAGTCGTCCATTTCATTTTTTTATACATTTTATTAGAAGTATGTAAACTTAGGTTTCTTAGGAACCTCTAAAATGATTATCTCATTCGCTTCATTTTTAGATATGATATAGTCATTTTCACACATTTTTATAGATGGAGGTTTCTGTGTTTTTATTTCGGGTTTTGGTCGAGGTGATAATAAATTACACACACTCGAATAAAACGAAAACATCACTGTTATTATTTATGTTTATTTTTTTATATACTAAATACAAGATGGTTTCACTCCAGGACTTACCTAAAAAGGTTCAGTATATAATTATAGATTCAAAATTTGTAAATGGCTCCAATAACACATTTAGTATAGATCTTACACTTGAATCAAATTTACATTTAGAAGATATGACGCAAGTGTGTGGTCTAAAACCAGTCGATTTTTATGTGACACAAATTGGACAGGCAAATACTAACTCCGACACTCACGTGAGTAGTGTTGCAAAGTATGTTGATATAGTATGTGAAGATATACCTAAACGTGCACAGATACTCGATGAACGTAATGGACAAATTTTAGCACGTGTACCACTCGAAAGACATTATAATCATGGTGCACATACTATAGTTAGAGATAAGCAGTGGAAAGCATTCCAGAGACAAACAAACTTATTTAATCCTATATCTATGCAAAAACTTCATTTTAAGTTATATGAATATCAAGAAGATACAGATTACGTTACTTTACAACCGGATTCAGAATGGTACATGGTTCTCGAAGTTACAACTATAGACGTTAAGGAAAAACCTATAAATCGAGAGGTTCAAATTCTAGAAGCTTTACATAAACTTATCGGGAAGATAGATGATCTTAACGTAAACGTTAAAAAACTTCCGGATAAGGAGGATATCGAAAAAATGGAGAAGGAAAAAAAGAAAAAGTATCCCTTACGTTACTTAATACTCTTCATAACTATGATAATAGGTGGATTTGTATTTGTAAAAAATAAATTTACTCCTTCGATTCCACAACCTTCTTTTTAACAACACGTTTAACAACTTTTTTCTTTGGTGTTTCTGGTGCTGGTGCTGGTGCTGGTGGTGCTGGAGCTGGTGGTGCTGGAGCCTTTACTGGAGCTGGAGCCTTTACTGGAGCTGGAGCTTTTACTGGAGCAGCAGCCTTTACTGGAGCAGCAGCCTTTACTGGAGCAGCAGTTGGTGGTTCAATTGCATCAGCTATTTGTCTAAGAATACCATAGACAGTTTCTTTGTGAATTTTTGATCTTTGAAGTGCTTCTTCAATTTGTTCTCTAACAGAGTCCATCGCGTAATATATATAAAAGAAATATTATCTTTATACTAAATGTTATTCATCGGTCCACCTCTTTTGAGTGGGATAGGTCAACAATGTAAAAAATATATGGGTCTTTTTCCTGGGAGTCGGTACATTGAACTTCAAAATGATATACCTGTATGTGAACGTGTATTCATTTATGCTTTACCTGTACCACATTGGTTAGATAAAATACCAGAAATTAAACGTAAAATCAAACACGTTACGTGTATGACTATATGTGAAACAGAAACCGTACACGAAGATTACGGTAAACTATTTAAACTTTTTGATAGAATCGCCGTACCGAGTGAATTTTGTCGAAAAGTGTTTAAAAAACAATTTCCAGACACAGACTTTTACATTATACATGCACACGTGCCTGATCATAGACCGTACACATTTTATCACATCGGAAATGTGACGGATCCAAGGAAAAATTTTAATAAAATTATTGAAACATTTGTTCGTATGAATAAACCTGATACACGTCTTTTGATTAAGGCAACGTGTAAACAACCAATTCAAATAAAAATACCAAACGTTGAAGTTATAAACGGTCTTATTGCTGATGAAGAAATGGAAAAAATCCACGCACTGGGTGATTGTTATGTAAGTTTTTCGAGTTCGGAAGGTATTGGTATGGGTGCAGTGGAAGCAGCTTTACGCAATAAACCCGTCATTATAACAGATTACGGAGGTGCACCTGAATATATAAAAACACCGTATACGATAAAATGTGAACGCCAAAAACTCGTAAAAGATGATTTTTTGTATCAAGTGGGTATGGAATGGGGTAAACCAGACGAAAAACAATTACGTGAGTTTATGGAAGATGCATACACAAATAAAATAAGGTATATGGAACATCCGAGGACTCATATGTTGACGTGTAAAGAAAATGTATTACAGGAATTCGTCGCTAATGTAATTGGTAAGGAAAGTGATAAGACCGGTCAAGATGGCACCGGACATGAGTGAGCCTCTCTGGGCAATGAGCATGGCGACGACATCATCAATAAATTTAACATTGGTTGGTTTCTTAAGAAGTTCTGGTACGATTTTTGAAATTGCAAGATAAAGTGCCATAGCTATTATGACAGGTCTGAGTGTTTCTTGATCTAACATTTTTACAATAAGGAAATATTTATTTTTGGCCTAGTTCCTAACACTTGATTATCTATTCTATGTTTTTTGCAGTAATCCCCACACACCGCTTTGAATGTACACTTTTTCCCTGATAATGTAAATGCTTTACATATATTGCGAGTTTCAGAAGTGTCTTGTTTGGGTACAGAATCTAAAACTTGTATCGGTTTTGTTTTTTGAGATTCAAGTTTCTTTTTCCTCATTTTATCGAGAATTGACGCCATTTCTTCTGGTGTTTTTTTACTTGTTTTCAAGGTTTTGGATACACGTAAACAGTCATCATAAGTCTGGATATTTGATTGATGTTTTTTAGTGAGTACATTTTTAGTATCACTAAAATTCGTTTGAATCACGGTCGGTAGAAAGTATTGCGACATCTTAATTTTTACTAAAAATAAAATAACTTAGGTTAGTAAAAGATGTGGTTCTTTACAAAACTTAAAAGAACATATAGCTTCACTTTAGGTGAATAATATAAAAGATAAAACCTTTTGTTTTTAAATGTATCTTAAGTGGACAAAAGAGTGTTATTTATGTGAATGTCCATTAGAACCACATATACACACGAATAGTACAGAAGAACGAATACTTCTTCGAGAATATAAGAAAATAAAACCTATTTTTATGGTTAACAATTGTGGATATCTGAAATTTTTTGATATGAATATAAAACGTACCTGTTATGCGTGTTATATAACATCTTACAAAAATATTCAGCCCAGCTCACTTAGAAACAGAGAGTGCGGTCGCATAAAAAATATATATCCAAAACCCAAGTCAAAAACAAAAGATGAATTATTACATTGGTTCGAAGGACTAAAAATATACTTAAGTAAAAGACGCAATACAACATAAATGAGTGAAAGTATTCAAAAACTCACACACGTGGAACACATTTTAAAGCGTCCGGATTCGTACGTTGGACCTGTTTCACGTGTAGCGGAACCATATTGGATATATGAAAATGATAAATTTGAAAAGAAAACTATCATGTATTCCCCAGCACTTTTAAAAATATTTGATGAAATTTTAGTAAATGCGATTGACCGAAACTCTATGTACCCCAAAAATGTAACGTCTATGAGTGTTTCTATCGATAAAGTGTCTGGTGAAATAACAATTGAAAATAATGGACCTTTGGGTGGTATCTCCGTTAAAATGCACGAAAAAGAAGGTTTATGGAATCCAGAGTTAACGTTTGGACATTTACTCACGAGTACAAATTATGACGACACACAGAAACGTGTTGTTGGTGGTCGTAATGGATACGGTGCAAAACTTACGAATGTTTATTCGAGTAAATTTTCAGTTAAAATTAAAGATGGAGAAAACAAGTGTATATACACACAAGAATGGTCAGATAATATGAAAAAGTGTAATACACCCAAAATAAAAAAGTATTCAAGTGCTACATCGAGTGTTTCGATTACTTTTATACCAGATTGGAAACGGTTTGGTATGACAAAAATGGATGATTCTATATATAAAATTTTTGAAAAACGGGTATATGATGCAAACATTTGTACGTCACAAAATTGTAAAGTAAAATTTCAAGGTGAAGCATTGGCTAAAGCATCATTTAATACGTATGCAAAAATGTATACGAAATCTGATGAAATGTGTACCTTTACGAGTGATAGATGGTCAGTGTGTATTGCACCTTCAGATGATGGTTTCGAACACGTATCGTTTGTAAATGGTATATGTACCACAAAAGGTGGTTCACATGTTGATCACGTGTCTGGAATACTCGCAAACGGTGTTATTGAAGATATGGCAAAGAAAATAAAACTTAGACCTCAACAAGTCAAGAATGCATTTTTTGTTTTCGTAAAAGCAACACTTGTCAATCCGAGTTTTAGTAGTCAGGTTAAATCAGAGTGTACACTCAAACCACAGGACTTTGGGAGTAAGTTTGAACCACCAAAAACGTTTATAAAAAATATTTTGAAAACGAGTGTTCAATCAGAACTCATGGCATTATCGAAGTTTCGTGAAATGAAAGAATTGAAAAAAACAGATGGATCTCGTAAATCAAAAATAACGGGTATTCCAAAACTAGACGATGCGAATAAGGCTGGTACTACACACTCTGGTAAGTGTACTCTTATTGTTACTGAAGGTGATTCTGCAAAAACACTTGCAATTGCTGGTCTTTCCGTCGTTGGTCGTGATCATTACGGGGTTTTTCCACTCCGAGGTAAATGTAAGAACGTACGCGACGCGAGTGTAAAACAACTTACCGAAAACAGAGAGTTTAATGACCTTAAAAAGATTTTGGGGCTTCAACAAGGGAAAGTGTATACATCACTCTCTGAACTCAGATACGGAAGACTCATGATCATGACCGATGCAGATAACGATGGAAGTCATATCAAAGGTCTCATTCTTAACATGATTCATTATTTCTGGCCAAGTTTACTTAAACTCAAGTTTGTTGTAAGTATGGTCACACCTATCATAAAAGCGTCTAAGGGTTCAGAAACAAAATCGTTTTATACAGACTCGACATTTAGGCAATGGTATGGTAATGGTAAAGCTGGATGGAAAATTAAATATTATAAGGGTCTCGGTACTTCTACGTCTGCAGAAGCTCGTGAATACTTTAAAAAAATAAAAGATCTTACGGTTCAATTTGATACGGATACTTCAATGGATGAATCTATAGTTCTTGCATTTGACAAGACAAAATCAGACTTACGTAAAACGTGGTTACTTGAAAGTACGGAAAAAAAGGCATCCGAACTCGAAGTACAATATGGAAATGTTGAGCGTCTCGGTATTTCTGATTTTATTCATAAAGATCTTGTGAATTTCAGTCTTGCTGATTTGAAAAGGTCAATTGCACATGTTTCAGATGGTTTAAAACCATCACAACGCAAAGTGTTATACGCATGTTTCACAAAGAATCTTACATCTGAAATGAAGGTTGCGCAATTAGCCGCATACGTCTCGGAAAAAACATCGTATCACCACGGTGAAGTTTCGTTGGCAGATACAATTGTAAAATTAGCACATAATTTTACGGGGTCGAATAATATTAATTTACTCGAACCATGTGGTCAATTTGGTACACGTCTTATGGGTGGTAAAGATGCGAGTCAAACGAGGTATATATTTACAAAATTGACTAAAAGTGCGAGAATACTTTTTGATTCTAACGATGACCCAGTATTAAACTATCTCGACGACGACGGTAAACAAATCGAACCAGAATATTATGTTCCCATACTACCTACCGTTTTAGTAAATGGAACTGAAGGTATTGGTACGGGATTTAGTTCGTATATACCACCGTTTAATCCTTCGGATATTAAACAAAATATTGAACGTGTAATTAATGGTGAAAACATAGTACCAATGAAACCGTGGTTTGATAAATTCACGGGTCGTGTGTTTAGTAATGAAGATGATTTATGGGTAACAGAAGGTGTATGGAAATCTTCGGGTAAAAATATAATAGTGACTGAACTTCCACCGGGGCGTTGGACGCAAGACTACAAAGAGTATCTCGATACTCTTATCGAAAAGAAAAAAATTACGAATTACGTGAATAACAGTACGACTGACGATGTTAATTTTAGTATCGAAGGATATACGGGTAACGATATCATAAAAGATTTTAAACTTCGTAAGACATTTCATGTATCAAATATGCACTTATTTCATCCAACAAAGGGTATTCATAAATACGAAAGTCCAGAAGAAATTCTCACCGATTTTGTTAAAATACGATCAGAAACATATAAAAAAAGAAAAGCACATCTTATACGTGTCTTAAAAGAAAAATCTAAAAAACTTGAAAATATGTCGAAATTTATTGATATGGTTATTCATGAAAAAATTATTGTTTTCAAACGTAAACGTTCGGATCTCGAACACGAAATGGGAAAAATATTTGATAAAATAGATAATTCATATGAATATCTCTTGAATATTAAAACGTATCAGTACACAAGCGAAGCTGTACAAAACCTCAGGGAAGAAACAACAAAATCAAGAATAGAGCTTGACACATTACAACAAATGTCACATATCGATATGTGGAAAAGGGATTTAAAAATATATAAACAATAAGTAGTAAGTATGTGTGATACATCTGGACCAAATACAGGTTCTATACTATCACTTAATGCAATTGGTAAACAAGATACGTATCTTTTGGAAGATGATCCTATTCATTCATTCTTTAAGTATGAACATAAACAACACGCTAATTTTACAAAATTTCATAAAAGTTTAAATATTAATAAACCAAGTAGTTCTTCAACATCTTGGCCTTTTGGTGAAACTATAAAGGTCATGTATAACCCGAGAAATATGGGAGATCTTTTAGCAAATATGTACGTAACATTTGAATTACCAGCTTTAACAGGTTCTGATAGTTATTATGCGGATCAAATTGGGAGACATATTTTTAAATCCGTAACCATGCGTGTCGATGAAACGGTTGTTGAAAAGTTCCATGGTGATTGGGGAATTATATACGATGAATTATACCTCGATGAATCAGAAAAGAGAACGAAGAGGTACACGTTAAATAGAAATAATGCAGAAGATACATCTTTATTATCCGGTAATCAGTTTTTAGCACAAAATAAATCACGTGTTTATATTCCAATACCTTTACTGTTTTCACGTAAGTATGAGAGCGACGAATACGAAACAAATAAACCAAATCGACCCTATTTTCCAACGTGTGCTATTCATAAACAAAAACTTCAGTTTGAGTTTGAATTTCATAAACAAACATTCTTTACAAATGAAACAGATAATCTTAGTTTAAATAGTTTTGATATAGTTACCGAAGAAATGGTACTTGAACCATCTGAACGTACTTATATAGTAAACAAAAGGCACGTTCTCGTTACTGATAGTGTTAAAAAACACCCTACTTTAGATATACCTGCCGGTGTACAAAACGCGAAACTTGAACTCATTCCAAAAACACCAGTGAAAACACTTAATTGGTTTTTTAGACAAACCGCATTTGAGGATGAAAATATATATGAAGGTGGTACAACTTTACTTGCGAATGTATTTGCAAATAGATATAATTTTTCTTCAAATGTAGAATATTCTATTACCAATGAATTTTTTAACCCCCCTATGTCAAATGCAAAAATATTTGTAAATGGTGAAGATATACCAAATGTTCAAGATAGCGATCATAAATATTTCAAATATGTTGTTCCATTTTCGAGTCGTTTATCACGACCTTTACGAAACATTTATACATATGCATTCTCGATGAATCCGATTAATGTGGAACCATCGGGGATGTTGGATTTTAGTCAGTTGCAGTCAAATAGAACTGTTTTGGATGTAAATATGAATCAGGGACTTACTAGTGGTTATACACTGCACTTATATTATGTAGGATATCAAACGTTCATTTTTGAAAATGGTATCATGACACTTGTTTAGAAAAAAGTGCATTTTTATGATCGTGTATATACTCAATTATATTATTTTTTATACACCATCTTATGAAATTCAACTGTGCAACAGTAGTATGTATTTCATTGGATGTTCCCGGAACAGTGTACGATATTTTAGAAGAACGACAGAATGGATCAAATAATTTTTTACTGTATCCGTCTAAACTTGATTTATATGCACAATGTACACTAAATATTTTACCGTCATTTGTTTTATATGATAGATTGTTTTTCTTAGAGTAATTTGTAATAAACCATTCAAGATTTCTTAGAGAAATACCACCAGTTTTATTTAAAATTTCTAAAAGTGTAGCTCTATTCTCGGGTATATTATAAAAAGTATCAATCGATGTTAGTAGAATAGCTGATTTATTCATATTACATTATTCCACGCAATTCTCTAAATCCCTTTCTTGATACTTCACATGCCGGACACCCCGGTTTAAATATACATTCCGATAAATTATGTGTATGACGTATACCTTCATTATTTTTAGAAACCATTTCTATTGGACCTCTAAGTTGAGGTTGATCAATATGACTCCCACACATTCCATTAAGTTTAGCTTTTGCTGTACATGGAGAGCCATCCTTTTTAAAACCTCTACAAAAATTTAATGGGTTTGGAACTTCAGAAAGTAAAAGTTTTAAATTAATAGAATATTTATCAGAAATTTTTTGCATTAAAATTACGTCGCGTTTATAATGTGTCTCTTCGAAAACCTCATCTAATACTGTTCTTACCTTATGATAATCTACTATACTATCAACTCTTTTACGTAACATATTTTATATACGTCATTATTTTTTAAGTGATTTGAACATATCACTTATTTTCGGTTGCCCTTCAGTTTCAGCCTCTAGTTTTTTCTTTGGACGTCGTTTAGGTTTCACACGCGTTAGAAGTTCACCAAATATCTCTTCTTTCGGATCTTCAAAGAGTGGTTCAATTAAATCACACACGGGGTTTAGAAACTTGTTTATAAAATAATAATTATAATCAACTTTTAAATTATTGTCTTTTGCGTATTTTGGATCTTCCGACTTTTCAAACGCCTTTGCTTTAGGATCACCCGTATCGATGAGAATATAAGGTACACGGTCACCCGATTGTGGTTCAGAACCTGGTTGTCTTTCACGCATTTTTCGTACAACTTGAACGTGAGCTTGATTAATATCCTTAATATCGGGACTATTAATAGAAACCGAAAACCCTTTTGATTTATACGAATCCGATAAACCCTGACTCAGAATTAGTTTTTCATTAGGTACATCACCTTCAATAAGTTCAATAGCCCTTTGTAAAGCGAGTTCCTTTGGTGGACCGGTATCACTACTTTCTAAAACAACATCAAGGAGTTCTTTACACACTTCACGCATGTGAGGTGTATTGTCCCTTCGTACTAATTGAAGTCCTTTGACGTCTATATAATCCATGTTCATATTACCATCTTTACCTTTTGTCCAAAGTTTTGCCGCATATCGTTTCTTCGAATATAAGAAATACGGACAATATACCTTTTCAAGTTCAAGGTTATTCGGTGCTTTGAAGAGTTTAGTACACTCTTCCGCAGCGCGTTCACCTATTTCCCAACTATATTCAATTGCTTCTTTTCCGGTACGGTTTCCTACATCAAATTCAACCATAACTGAATCCGTGTCACCATACCTTACCTTTGATCCCGGGAAATTCTTTTCAACGTATGCTTTTGTCTCGTCAATCATACTCCTACCTTTTAGAGTTACCGTTGAGGCGATTTGTACACAAGGTAACATACCCTTTGCCGCACCTGTAAATCCATATACAGAGTTCATAGAAACTTTGTACGCCAATTGTTTACCATTATACATTTCTTTTAGGGCACCAGTCGATTGCGCCATGTCCTTTTTAGCTTGTTTACGAAACTGTTTTAGTTCTAGGAGAATACTTGGTAAAAGACTAGGGACATCTTGTGCAAACTTATAAAACCCAAACGTTTCGTATGTTATACCAGGTATATTTTCATATTTAGAATCCATAACCATCGATGAATAACATAAATTATGTGCCATCATAATTGATGGATACAGACCTTCGAAATCTAACGCTGTTATTGGTGTGTAATAGGCACCTTTTTGTGCGTCTAAAACAGTTGCACCTTCGTATCCTTCCGCGGAATATTGTCCCCATGATATAGTTGGAACCATAAACCCCATTTCACGAGCCTTTTTTGTTAACAAACTAAACACTTTGATTTGTTGTCCTCTTTCTACTAAATAACAGAGGGGAACCCACGTCGCTTTAGCCATCTCTAATAAATTAACAAGTATAGATAATTTTGATAACAAACGGTGAGGTAAAAGTGTATCCTTAATACAATATTCGGCGACTTCACGTAACTTTACGGGGTCTTCTTCAACAAAACGCGCAAACATTTCTTTTGGTGGCATATCAATTTTATTATCACCGAGGTACAGTTTCGAAACGTTATCGAGTTTGTATGAATCAAGTTTATACCCCTTTTTAACTTCATGAAATAGATCGAAAATAAACCGTCCAGGCATCGGTAAAATCTTGAGATCGTTGTCACCGAGTGCACTCGAAGACAACTTCTTATACACAAGTTCACATGAATGGTTTTTCATTTTACTCATTTCATAGAATGTCTGATCACACCCCGTCATGACCGCACGTTTCATTATATATTCTAAATCAAAGCCGAATATGTTCCAACCTGTTATGATATCAATATCCTTTTCCACGAGATACTCCTTGAATGCCATAAGCATTTCGCGTTCAGTCTCGTAACTTTTAATTATACACCCATCCAAATCTGAATCTGTTTTTTTATAACAAAAACATGTTTTATCATACGGTACGTCAGAACCAAAGTGTGTAAGTGATACGGCAATCTGGAAACATGCATCACCTTTTACATCTGCATCAGGAAACTTACCCGTTGAACTATTACATTCAATATCCACGGACGCAACTACAAAAGGTGCAGTCTCTGGAATATCAACTGGTTTTAGTGTTTTCCAGTCGTTACAGAATAGGTCTATATTAACCCGTGCTAAGTGTGAACGTACACACGTATCTCCTGAATCCATCCACCCAGTAGATTGAATATTAGTTCGGTGCATCAACCTCAGAACAGGATCTAAGTTTGATTCGTATACTTTATATTTCACGGCTTCATCGGGTAATGTACGTTTTAATCGCCCATTTACCATACGTCGTGCCGCGAGGTTCTTAAAGTTTAATTGCATAAAAATAAATTTTTCATTATTTTGAAAACCCCAGACATCTTTAGATTGAACGATATCATAACTTATCAAACATTCAGGGCATAACTTATCAATCTTTGTATATAAATTACGAATATCCATTTGTGATGTTTTCTTCGGAAGTTTTACGAAGAAGTATGGTGTAAAACTGGTCGTAACACATACAGACTTACCTTCATTTGTTTTACCAAAAATACTAATCAAGTGTTCGTCTTCCGTGTCTTGTGTTTCCCAGGTCAATACTTGAAACACGACCATTTTTATCTTATTACGTTAACGCCCGATTTTTTTAATATAGTATAGTAGTAAATATGTCAGCTGCTTTGATTGATCTCGTCTCAGTCGGTGCCCAGGACGTCTATATCACAGGCGATCCTCAAGTCTCTTTTTTTAGACAAAACTATAAACGTCATACAAACTTTTCGATAAAACCAGAACGTATGGATTATATCGGGACGTTTGGTTCGGGAAACGAAGTTTCCATCCCTATCAGATCGAAAGGTGATCTTTTGAGTTACGTGTGGATTGAAAATGCCAATATTAATAATAATAACCACGACGATTCTATTTTTAAATCCGCGAATGCGACATCAGATGAAACTTCACCAACTGAATTCTCTTTGTGGATTGGTGGTCAGGAAGTTACAAAATTGGATACACTTTTTATTAATACAGTACACAATACGTTATACAATGAATCTTCGGCAAAAGCGACATGTGCCGCGACAACCCAAGACGGAGGTGATAATGTTTCTACCGGTAGTTACATAATCCCATTCTTTTTCAGTGAAGATTGGACGAAATCTTTACCACTTGTCGGTCTTCAATATCACGAAGTTGAAATCAGAATTAAGTGTAGAAACGGTACATTTGATTTAGGTACTGATAGACCAAGAGTATACGGTTCGTACGTGTTTGTCGACACAGACGAACGTGAATTCTTTGCAAATGGTGAACACGAACTTCTCATTACACAAACACAACACCAACCAATGTCTGCTTCCGATACGTCGATTGATTTGACCTACTTTAATCACCCAGTAAAGGCCGTTCACATAGCTGCGGGTAACGATTCAGCATCGGGTGCCTCTACATCATACACTTTCACGGATGCGTCTATGTTTATTAACGGTGTTCCACTCTTTGAAAATATGACACACGAATACCACAGAAACGTTGTTCCATCGAGACACTGTTCGGTTCTTAACACCACGGTCGATTCGGAACAAATATATACATGGCCATTCTGCCTTACCATGAACAAATCTCAGCCAACGGGTACCTTGAACTTTTCGCGAATCGATAATGCGAGAATAAATATTAATGGTCCATCCGATGCAAACCTTGATATGATTCGTGCGTATGCGGTCAACTATAACATTCTCAGGATTAAGAATGGTATGGGTGGTATCGCATTTGGTAACTAAATTAGTTCTTACCCGAAGATCCAAAACCTCGTTCGCCACGTTTTGTTTCTTTTAATTCATCAACTTCCTCAATAAGTGGTGTTTCACACTTTTCCAAAATGAGTTGGGCGATTCTATCGCCTTGTTTAATTTCGAACGGTTCACTCCCGTGATTAAACAAGATAACCTTCAATTCACCCGTATAGTCCGGATCAATAACACCGGCACCCGTTTGAATACCGTGTTTTACACTTAAACCTGATCTAGGTGCAATACGACCATACACACCATGTGGTATCGTTGCACAAATGCCCGTACTTACAATACCACGTTCACATGCATTGATAGTCATGTTTTCGATACTATACAAATCGTACCCGACAGATCCAGGCGATGCGCGTGTCGGTAAAGTTGCTTCGAGAGTTAATCGTTTAATTCTAAGTGTTTCCATGTTTTTATTAATATAAGAGTTGTTTCTTTAAAACCATTTAAAATAGTGTAACGTATAATTAGAAATGAGTCTTAAGATTATTATGGGTAACATGTTTTCAGGAAAAACGTCCGAACTTATCCGACGTTTAAAACGGTACAAAGTTATAGGTAAACGTATTCTCGTTATAAATTCCAAAAAAGATACACGCGCTTCCGAAGATGTTTTACGTACCCATGATAATGTTCGTTTCGATTGTATAAAAACCAATAATCTCGATGAAGTTGATTTTTCAGATGTCGACGTTATAGCTATGGATGAAGCACAATTTTTCACCGGTCTTAAAAAGTTTGTGGAAAAAGTTCTCGATTCGGGTAAAACTATTTTACTCGCGGGTCTTGATGGGGATTATAAACAAAGAAAGTTTGGTGAACTTATAGATTGTGTACCTCTCGCCGATAAAGTGTTTAAGATATCAGCGATGTGTATGGAATGTATGGATGGAACACATGGACCATTTACAAAACGTATCGTACAAAACGATGAACTCGAACTTGTTGGTGATCATGACATGTATAAAGCGGTGTGTCGAAAACACCTTTAGTTTAGAATCTATTAATATCTAGAATAAGAACAACACGCTTTTGTTCATCAGTTTTATCAACACCATGGTATCGCGAGTGGTCAAAAAGAACATCTTCACCGGGTTTATGTTGATGAATATCAAACTCTGTAGTAAGATTACTTGTTCCTTCGAGCGTTAAGTGGTACCGTAACTGTAAATTACTCTCGGCGCGGTGCGCTGGTATAGACATTGTTCCTTCCATGACCGCAATCGTGGCATGATTAACACATGGTACAGTTTTTAAAAATGCGTATAGTTTTGGGAAATCGTGTATTTTATAGTAATAATATTTTTGATTATATTCAAACCATGGATCGAGGTCATGGAAATAATACTTTTGTTTATTTTTATATAAAGTATCGTATTCATTTTTTATATCGAAAAAGTGTTTCTGTACCCGCCAAAGTCCTATAAAATCATCTACTGAGTAATGCGGTTTATAAAAAAATAAATCTACGATTGAATTTCGTATACCAACGAGTGGACGTAAAGGTGTTTGGAAATACAATCTATCTATAGGCGATTTAAGGTAATCGTTCAATATCAATAGTATTGGTATCATGAAAATCCACATTTTTTTGTGTATATATAATAAATGCCAGGATATCCTAAATACGAAAAATACGCACCAACCCAAACACCAGAAGTTAACACATTAGAAAAAAGGTTTCTCGGTTTGACAAATGTTCAAGTCGGGTTATTTAGCTTACCAGTTTTTATTGCTCTTTCTTCGGTTGTATTAATCGTTCTTAACAAGAAGGCGAGATATAACCCAGCTGTTCTCGTTTCTTTGATTATAAGTTTAATACATTTATATCACCACTACACACTCGCTAAATTACAAAATAAACAATAATTATATAGTATAAATGTTTATGGTCGAAGAACCGTATGGTATATCACAATTTCAAGCTTGGTTAATATCCCTTACACTTGGAATTGTGTTATATAGACGCAAAAAACGTGGTGAAAAATATATTCAGTAATTATATATGCGCGTTCGTTTAAGAAAAAGTCCACGTATTGATAAAAAGTTTAGAGTTACTTTTGAAAATGGAAAAATAGTTGATTTTGGAGCAAGAGGATACTCAGACTATACAATACACAAAAATCCATTACGTATGCGTTCATACGTAACACGACACGGTGGGTTTGTTCCCCATATGGTACAAAAACAAACCGATCCTAAACTGGTTCATAAAAATATGCTCGATGTGTCTCGAAGTGATAAAGAAAACTGGACAAAAACAGGTTTTTTTACCGCAGGATTTTGGTCGAGATGGCTTTTATGGAGTCACCCAGAACTCGAAGGTGCGAAAAAGATTATATCTAAGAAGTTTGATTTATCTTTTCTCTAAGACCACGACGTTTAAGGTTTGCTTTTAAAGCGGTCATTAAATTTGCACGTGGATCTTTTCTAGTTGGAACTGGTGGTGGAGGTGGAACAGGTGGTGCACGTGCGACTGGTGGTGCACGTGCGACGGGTTGAGAAACTCGACGAACACGTGGAGCATTTGGTTCCACGGTTCGTAAAAGTGATTTACACGTTCGTATAAGTTTTTTTGAGTTTCGAACTTGAATTTCCAAAGCTGGTTGTCGCCGTCTTTGAATTTTCATCTTAAGTTCTTTTTCACTCAGAGGAATGCGTTTCCCTTTTATTTTTTTGGTTACACGAAGACCAATGCGTTTTGCTTCATTTTTTAACAAATCTATCTTCATTTATATTACACAATATTTTTCTTTGTTAAATATAAATGACATCTTTTGAATGTCGACCATCGAGTTTAACATCTACAATATGTAGTTGCATGTGTTGTTTTTTTGTAGTATATAAACCAGCCCGAGTTGCTATGCAATACACGAAAACTCCACAAGTTATACTCGCTTTATGTCTCGCGTGCTGTTGTATGAGTTCGCAAATGTCAACACTGGGTAATTGTGTATACGAAGCCGTTGCACCAGAAAAGAAAGAAGAGTAATTAAAAGAAATTATCCGTTCTGTACATTTTCGCCTGAAATGAACCCGTTTGTCCTAAAACCGAAACGGATTCATTTCCATAAAGTTCGCGACACCCAATATCATCCATACAATCGCGGTTATCAATTGTTACTGGAAGTGGATACACTTGATCACCTGGTGTTGTCGTGTAATAATGGTACTGATCACGTCTTCCCCTAACTTCTTTTCCGTATAAAGGTAACGTTTCTTCATCTGATCCTACGAGAACGCCCATTTGTTGGACGTACCCCGGTTTATACTCTTTGATTGGTGGATTTCTAAATTCTCTTTCAACTGGTATTTGAACTGGAACTTCGACTGGGACTCCGACTGGGACCTTTTTATTAACTATAATTGGGTTACGCACTTGATATACAATTACGGTAATGAGTACCATTAACGCGATAAGTAATAATTTTTGTTGCGTTTTGTTTTTGATCTTCATTTATGTATACCAACATTATTTAACAAACCGTTTCTTGATTTCATTCAGTGGTGTTAAATCAATTCTATTAAGTCTGTACTGAACAAGTAGCCATAGAAAAAAGAAAATAGATTTTAAGAAATTGTTTGCCTCAGTGTCGTCCATTTTATATATAGGTCCCATTACACGACCAAAGAATGTTTCGTCTTTACTGTTCCCTGTTACGGCCATTTCCATCTGGGTCAAAGCACATGTATCATCATTGACCGACCAATGAAAAAATATGAATGGAACAAGGAGTGAATAAAATTCGAGGTTTTGTTTATTTTTCATAAATGGTACAACCAACATTGTTATGAAAAAAAGTAAATGAATGAAAAATATAATATTCATCTCTATTAGTATGAACGAAGAAAAGAAACTTCCGAAGATATGGCACCCACAACAGGAGAAAATACTAAAGTCCTGGGGTGAAGCCGCGGCCTGTTATAGGTATATGCACTACCAGGCATACTGTTCATACAAAAAATTGAGTATGAAATTCACTATACCACTCATAATTGTAAGTACAGTTACAGGTACTGCTAACTTTGCACAAGAAACATTCCCACCTTCCATACAACCTTTTGTACCCTCGGCTATTGGTGGTTTGAATCTAATCACCGCTATTGCTACAACGATCATGCAATTTCTTAAAATTAATGAACTTATGGAAGGTCATCGTGTTGCGTCTGTACAATACGGTAAAGTTTCGAGAACGATTCGTCTTGAACTTACACTCCCACTTTCGGAGAGGACGTTAAACGGTACAAATATGATTGAAAACATGAGAACCGAATATGACCGTTTGATTGAACAATCACCTAATGTACCCCAAAAAATGATAGATGCATTTGAACGTGAATTCCCAGATGATAATGAATTCTTCAAACCAGAAATTATGCATATACAACCCATTACACCATTTAAAGCTATTCAAGAAAACAAGGTTATAACCAAATTAAAAGATGCCGTGGGAGGTGTCGCAAAACGAGAACTTAAACAAGAACTTGACGAAATACGTGGAGTAAAAAAAGCTGTTAAAGCCGATATAGAACGTGTACAGGAACGTAAGAATGAAATATTGGATTTAAAAGATAAAGGACTCGTAAGTCTAAAAGGTGATCTCATGAAAGAATTACGTAGACGTACAGAACTCATGGAAGTTGTTACAGAATCACCGAAAGACGATTCACAAGATACGCCACCATAATAAATAGCGTAAAGTTAAAGACTGTAATACACATCAAATAAGGAAAAAGTTTCCTTTTTAAAGGATCTATCACTCTCGTTTGAAGTGTATTATTTTCCATAATAATATCTAACGCCTGAGTAGCGAGATCTGCATCTTCAGTATCATTTGACATGAATGCCTTTGTTACAATACATAAACAAAAAAAGGTTGATCGTATTTCGCTCCATGACCGCGAAATAAAAGAAATTACGTCTCTATTAGAAAATGGTAAGAATGTGTTTTTATGTGGTGCGGCTGGTGTCGGAAAAACATTCGCTATTAATAAAATTCTAGATGAGACAAATAGTATAGAAATATATGATGAAGTGTTACGTAAAAAAGATATATTCCTGGGTACGATAAAAAATTCAAATATGTATGCATATATAGACGATTACGAATCCGATACTGCATATAAAAGTATAGTGGAAACCATATGCGAAGGTGGTCGTGTTACAAAAAAACCATTACTCGTGACATCTAAAAATGTACACATGTTACCGAATTTTAAACTTGTATTCCTACCGAAACGTAAACCTGAAACTATTCAATGGTTAAATAAAAATCACCCGCGTTCAAAGATAGCATCTGAAAAGTGTAAAGGAAATATAGGAAACTATTTCAATTACCTTGAATATAGCGACGACAAAGATATTTTTAAATCTTCAAAAGACATTATCGAAGATTTCTTTTGTAAACCAGGTACAGTAGATATAGAAGAAACTATACATGAACATGGACATATTTGGGGAGCCGTACACGAAAATTATCTTGGGGCCAACCCGGAACACCCCGACAAAATCATGAATGCATTAATAAATGCAGATACGTTCGATACAGAACTGTATAAAGGTGAATGGGATTTCATGCCTTATTTTGTTTTATACGCCATGAAAATACCAAAAATATATACGGGTAACACATTAATTGAACCCGATACAATACGTCCGGGGAGTGCGTGGACAAAATACGGGAACCAGAAAATGCGTGAACAGAAGATTCGAAGTATACAGTGTCGTTCCCATACAAAAATGAACCACCATGAATTCATGCTTTTACGTGAGTATGCACAAAAAGGTGACGTCTCGAAGTTTAAAGAGTATAATCTAACACCACAGGATTTTGATGTTATGAACCATCTTGGTTTACAAAACAAACTAAAACAACGAGAGGTTACTAAAATCAAAAAAATGATTAAAGAAAATGGTCTACATTAACTAAATGAATACGACTACCCCAGCTTCAGAAGAGGAAGAATATAAAGTGTCTCGGGTCGTTGGTAACGAAATTTTCTATTATGGGGAAATTACCGATGTAGATATTCTGGAGTTCATCGAAGATTTTAAGAAACTTGAAATTGATCTTCTTAAAAAGAAGGCAGAACTCATAGGGTATGAACCTATTATGTACCTTCACGTATGTAGTGAAGGTGGCGATTTGTTCGCTGGAATAAGTGCCATGAACATTATCGAAAAATCACGTGTTAAAGTCATTACTATAGCACAAGGTGTATGTTGTTCCGCTGCTACGTTTCTCCTTTTGGGTGGTCATGAACGTCGTATAGGTAAAAATGCACACGTTTTGATACACCAAATATCCACGAACGGGTTCTGGGGGAAATATGAAGAACTCAAGGATGAAATGAAATCGTGTGATAAACTCATGGATATGGTTACAAAAACGTATAAGGAAAAAACAACCATACCTCAAAAACAGTTTAAGAAAATTATGAAACGTGATATGTATTTAGATCCACAAGAGTGTATCAAATATAATGTCGTTCATTCGATTGATTAGATCCCGACTCCTTCATTTTCAGACCCCGAAGAGGGGTCTGGGGGTCGTATCACTTTCTCAGATCCCTTTGGGATCTGGTGTCCACATGTCTCTTATATAAACCGATAATGGTCGCTATTATAAGAAATATACATAGAGTATTTGCATTTAAAGGAATAACCGTGTTTTCTGGAGGCCTAAGTCGTTCCATTCTTTTATAATCTACAACTGGTAGAACACTACTCATCTAATATAATGGAAACAATTTTTAAAACGGATAAAAACGGCAATCAAAGGTACACGTCAATTAGAGTTCAAAAACTGAAAGACGGTACCGCCAATATTATTAAAGCAACCGGTGTTGTTGATGGTAAAGAATCTATCTCAACAACACACGTTCCGCTCGGGTACGAGAGTGCCCTGAAAAGAGCAAAAACTATTTGGAAGAATTTACAAGTACCGGACGTTATGCCTATGTTGGCAAACAAATGGGACGATCGTAAAAGGTACATCTCGGAACCGTTCTACGTTCAGCCGAAACTTGATGGAGTTCGATTACTCGTCTCAAATAAAGGTGGAATTTCACGTACGGGAAAACTCGTTCCGGGAACCGAGTATCTCGGTAAAGGTCTCAAAGACGGTGAATACCTCGACGGTGAGTGTTACGATCCAAACAAAACGTTTGAGGAAATTACAAGTTTGTTTAAAACGGACCCGAAACAACTCGAGTTTTACGTTTTTGATTATTTTGACATAAATCGTCCCGAATTACCGTTCGAGGAACGCAAAAAGTACGTCACGGTCGAAACGAAGCTTGTTCGTAAGAAAACGTGTTTGAAACAGTTCCATGAGAACTTTGTTTCACAAGGCTACGAAGGTACGATGGT